AGATTGAGTTCACCTTTAATATAATCAACAGTACCAGCATCTTCAACAACAACTATCTTATTATTATTCAATTCTTTAACAATTGATACAGTACCAGTCAATTTATCTTCATTTGGAGTGTCTGTTAAGTATACAGTTTGTGATTCACCCAAAATAGTGAATCCAGTACTCTTAATATTCAATCCTTCTGGTTTTACATTAAATTGATTTCCAAAACATAGTTCATATTGAACATAACGGTTCAATAATGCATTTAAATTTCTCCTAATCCTTACTTTTGTTATATTAGAAGTTATAGCAGTATTGATATTATCAATTACACTTAAAACTTTACTATATTTAAATCTTCCACCAAACTTGTTGATGTCAATTGAATTAGAATAAAGTGTAAGTCCATTAATAGTTTTTGTTTTTAATTCTTCAATAGCTTCTACTTTAGAATTGTCATAATAAATGTAAGAATCTAATTCAATATAAAGAACCTTCAAATCTAGAATTTTTTGATTTATACCAGTTAAAGAATAATTCTTTAAATCTGATAATATTCTTATTTTATCAAAATCAGACACATAATCACCATTTTGAGGTTTTATAGTGATAAAAACAGTACCAAATTGAGGTGGATCTATTTCTTCTCCTCCAACAACAGATACACTCTCAGTATTAGGGTAAATTTGTTGTATTATAGACTCATAATCCCTTGCTGTAACCGCCCTGTATTGTGCTGCATAGAGTCTAGGAGCAAAATACTTAATAGAGTCTAGAGTTTCTATATCACCCCCATTAGTAGCACCTGAAACGGTGTTTATTTTAGGATTCTTAGCATTTACAAATGGTGTTCCTGTAGCACTTTCTAAAGTTCCAGAAAATACGAAGTCTTTAGGTCCATTTCCTTGTAAACCATCAGTAACAATATATTGAACTGTTATTTTTGCTCCATTTTCTATTTTTTTACCAAAAATACCATCACCAAACAAAAGTTCATATCTTTCGTCCTGTATTTCTTGTATTAAGTATGTTTCCGAATTTGCATCAATATTTAAAATATTATCAATTTTTCTATATGGAGTACCAATTAAACCACTGGTTTGTTGTTCTGCATCTGCAACATACACATATATTGTTGATGTATCAATAAAAGAATTATCTAATATAAATCTTTGATCTAATGATTGATTAACAATAAATGTTTTAGTTAAATATGTTCCTTGATATATTTCAATAGGTTCATTTCTACTACCAAATGATACTTCTCCATTTAATGGTTTTCCATCTGATTCAAATTGTCTGTTATCTGTAAATACCTCTATATCTTCTGGTATAGAGAAACTAACTGTTGTATTATCTAGGTTCCCAGTGCCCACTAATCCTGCTTTTAAGATTAATGAAGAGGTTAATACATTATCGATATCATTAATATAAACAGATGCCTTAGAAGCGGTTCTAGAGCGTGGTACATAACCTATATTTCTTGCTAAAGAAACAACGTTTTCCCTGACAGTTGCAGAATCTAAGAAAGATTCATTAACTACCATGTTAGAGTTAAACGCTGTAATATAGGTATTATACGCTAGAGTATCAATTAAGACGGAAAAATTGGAACCTTCGAAGTCAAAATCGGTAAAATTCGAGTTCGCACGAAGATAATCCTTAATAGATGTCTTTATTTGCTCAAAATCTAGGTTTGTAAATTTAGTAACAGGCATATTATCTAGTGGCTTCTAATATGAATTGAAATGCTTGGGTAGGAAATTGCTGTCCAATGATGTCAAAGTATATATTTACTTCAAATTCGTTTCTATCTGGTCTAGGAAACACCTCAACTTGTAAATTATCTACTCTTGGTTCGTAATTATCTATTGTTGTCTCAATTTGTTGCTGTATAACTGAGGCAGTACCAAAATCTACGAAGTCAAAAAGACTAGATCTAACGTCACTACCCAAATTTGAGTTAAAAAACCTCTCTCTAGGGATAGTCTGCACTAAATTTCTTACAGATCTCTTGATTGCGTTCGCATCTTTGAGTACTGAGATGTCTTTTGTTACAGGATGCATGTTAAAGGACAGACTAATATCTTTAAATGATCTAGATATCCTCGTTTTCATTCATTTTAAGCAGTTTTCTAGATTTATTTATACTCATTTTATCGAAATATTTATTAAGCATTAAAAAATGCCCCCGAAGGAGCATTTTTCGTCATTTTCCTTGTCCTCTGTACCTTTTGCGAGCCGAGTTACGGGATGTTGCCGAATATTTTGAGTGTTTTCCGTTCCCTTGACGAGATTTTTTCGGAATTGCCTCAACAAATACAACACCATTTAGTCCAGTTTTTGCTTTTGCCATAATTTTTTAGTAATTTAAGTAGTTCCAACACCAACGTTGTAGATTCCGTACTCATCTATGGTTGTCCAAGGGAGTCCATCTGCCATTCTAGGCATTTTCATAAAATCTTCTATGATTTTTTCCTTAAGTTCAAGAATTGTACATGACATACCAGGAGGTTTTTCAGATGCCCATTGTGCTTTTACCCATTCTAAGACTTGACTTTCAGTAAGATCCTCATATGGTATCATAGTACCTTCAGGACGTTTAAAATCACAATCACCACCCACTGCTACTTGATGTGTAGCATCTTCAGTATCAGTTCCAATTATACGAACTAATGCTTTTAAAACATAACCATCAGATGTTTCTCTACGTAGAGATGTAATGCTCCATTCAGTTGTATAAGTCATTTTACTATTTCTGTTTTTAAATCTGTTGGGTGGGGTATACCAGTATCATAATAATCTTGTGCTAAGTCCTCAAGTTTATTAAAGTATTCTTCCTCTGTAAGGTTCTCGAAGATTATCGAGTCGTTACAGAGGATATTATACTTATATGACTCTTGTTTTTTCATGTCCTACACGAATTCGAGGATCGCACCAGATTTCAAAACCTGCTTCTTTCGCATCTAAACAGAACGAGACGTCTTCGCCACACATATCCTGAACTTCACCTGATTCAAAGACTTGCATCTTTGGAGCGAACCAAGGGTATGGAAGACCTTCGTGTTCCCAAACACCTTTTTTGATTAACAACCAGCCAAATCCAGTATAATCAACGGTAAATGGTTTCTTTCTTTTCGAGATGCTTTCGAGGGTTTCGTGGTTCATTACTCCACCATTAGTTCTGAAGTCATCTTCTTCTAACCAGTGTGCAACCGAGGTGGTTTTGCCGTCCTCTGTGCAATACCAACCACCAGCAATTTCCTTATCCATAAGGACTACTTGCCAGAATTTCTCTGAATTGAATACAATATCGCTATCGATCCATAATTGGTAGTCATATTGGAGTTGACCATCCCAAGGAATCTGATCAGGTCCACGAAGTACATTAGCACCTAAGCACTTGCATCGTGCAAAGTTGACCATTGATGAGTAATCCTGAGAAATTTGGATACTTGCTCCACTCTGTACCAGATCGAAGCATAGCTGTACAAATGCTTTTAAAAATGTATATGAAACAGTCCTACCAGGCAAACAAAATACTACTGTTTTACCTTTTACCATTTCTTTTGCTTTCTCGAAGTCCCACTCTGGTGCTTTATTGACCATCGGAGACTTTGCCTTTACGGTAAATCCTTTCGCCATAATCTATTGTAATTACGAATATATCATACTCGATTATATAGCAATTGTCAATAGTTTTTAGTGTATTCGGTTAACCATCCATTCTTGCAAAGGTATTCTTATTTTCTGGTGTCCATACTTTTATACCAACTGCAGGTGACAACCAACCAGTAATAATATACTTTACACCTGATAATGGAGGATTACCACGATGAAGATGTGTATATGAAGAAGGCCATACAACACCCATATTTCTTTTTGGTTTAATTCTTAATTTCTGATATAAAAACTCAGTCTCACCACCTTCTTCGACATCATTTAAGTAAACCGACCATGCCATAACTCTAAGATTATGATCCCATGCTATGTTTTCATTATGAAACGAATGATAACCTTGAGTTGGTAATGTTCTTTGGAGAGAAGTTACACTACTCATCCATTGCATATTCTGTAAACATGGGAAATCATTTACATATGGTTCAAAACATGATTCGAGCAAAGCCGCTCCTATATCTTTACCAATATCAGTATGAAAAGGTTCAATAGGTATTGCTGTATCTGTAAGATGAAGACCAGCAGCATTATTTCTTTGCCTTGGTTCTAATACTTGTTGTTTACCTCCAAGATCCAATAAGAAATTAACTAAGTGTTCAGGTAGAGCATTATCATAAGTTCTTATAAAATTCTCTTCTGCTTGTTGAGGTTGCTGAGTATCGGGAGTCCATACTGGTTCTTCTGGTGCAGTAACAGTTATAAAGTCTTCCAATACTGGTTTTTTATCTTCTTCACCAGGTCCACGTATATTAGCCTTGCTTCTAATATCATCTTGAATCCTTTCATTATTAGTAACATATGTTGGTGTTATTCCAGTATCTCCACCAAACTTAGGTTCTATTCTTTTAATTTTTCTTTCTGAACCTTTTATAGGACCACAATACTTATTACTTTTCTTTGACATCGGATTCTGTTTTATTTGTTATTATACTACCATTGTGTTGATGCGTCAATATGCTCTTCTACTGGTGGTGGAAATGTTTCTTGCCCATACCTACCTTTATTTGCAATAACTTCACCATCAATATAATTACAAGATAATATAACCCTTCTCTTTTGATTTGTAGTTGTTGTACTATTATGACTTTCAGAACCATCAAAGATTAATGCTCTATTTTCTATACTTTCAACCTTAGTACCATCTGGAAACTCTGTACCACCATCACAAGTATTAATATACAAAATTAATGCTTTATTTGTATACGGCATATCAGTATGTGGATCATGATGAATCATTTTACCTACATTAGTATACATGATACATCTTGACCTAATTAAGGATACTGCTTTACAATACTCATTCAACATTACTCCCATCATTTGAAATAATTGTGGATCATGTATTTGTAGATTATGATATACATCATGTATAAAATAAAAATCCGTTAAATCATTATTGTATATACCTTGATCATCTTTTTTAACGTATGCAACACCTGGTGAAAACTGCCAAGTATTACGAATATCCATTATATAAGTCTTTATTGCTTCAAAATAATCAGCAGGTAAAAAATCATCAATTACTTTCATTTTATTAAAAAATTAGTTAAACAGTATCTACCATAATGTTGATTACGATATTCTTCTTCCATATGTATAGGAGATACTTCATGTTTTAAACAACTTGGTATAACAACTAATCTATTATTCATACACTCTATAGTTTGATTGAAGTCAGTTAATGTTAGATCACCACCTGTAAACTTCTTTGGTTCTTTAAAAAACCATGTAAGCATCGTAACCTCTGCACCATCAGTATGAGAATCATAGTAATCTTCATTCTCATAGTATGATAACATTATATCATCATTACGGACATTATGCATAACATTAGACCAAAACCAACTTTCTCTTGCTATTTTACTAAACATCCATGATAGATGAGGAAAACATTGTTTTGATATATCAGTTATTCTTGGTGGTAATATATGTGTTCTTTTACAGTTAACTAAAAACTTACCATCCCTTATAGCACCACTTGTTTCATTAGCAGTAAGTAATTTATTATTATAGTATACATCATCAAGATCTTCCCATATAACTCTCAATTCTTCTTTATTATACCAATCATCAAAAATAAAATATTCTGGATAATCTACAAATTCATATTTCATTAATAAGAGGCATCTGCCATTATACTACTATCAAACACGATTGATTCAAAACTTAGTTCGTCTTTATAATATGAATGATATAATCTACCCCATATAAGATCAAATTCATTTTGATCTAAATCTTTAAAAAGTACTTCTCCTCTTAAGTATATGTGGTAAGTATTAGGCATTTTCTGTAATAATAAGTTCATCACCATCAGTTTTAAAATTTACTTCGGTATCTTCAAACCATCCTTGATCATTTACTACCCATTCAGGTATTCGTACAAAATACTCTCCAGATACTGTATCGACTTCTATGGGGCGTATATCTTCAGGGTTATTTTTTAGCATTCTGTATTATTCTATTTTTCCATTATATATCAATTGCGAATCTTTTGCAAGTGCGACCCTGTGGGCGTTTTTTAACAGCGAAAAAAAATTTGAAGTTGGATGGAATATTGTTCTCGCTTTCGTAACACTTTGTAGGTTAGGGTAGTTAGGCATTTTTAAACGGGGGCGAACGGGGACGGGGGGACGGACGGGCAACTGGCATATCACGAACCCACTGTGCCACCTCACCAACTGGCATACGTCTACTTTTATGAGACGTATGCCTAACGAACGACTAATAGTTGTCGGCATATATTCTGCCACTATCTAACAGGGTGTAGTCGTCCTCATAGATATCCGCTACTTGTTCCCAGAAGTTAGAGCGATCAAGGCAGTTTTGAAACCATGACGGCATAGTTTTAAACACTTCATAATAAGCGTCACGAGTCATCTCTTCGGCAAATTCTTCCATTGTCTGACCAATACCTGCAAGGCGTTCGGTCATCTCTGTGACTGCCTCGACTCCATAATGACAGGCAAATTCTCTGGTTTCTTCTTCTCCTTCTTCTTCTGCTATGATGTCATAGTCTTCCTTATCTGCTAATTCAATAAAACTAAAGTCTGACCAATCATCACACCATTCTACAACGTCCTCCCGTGTGTAGAGTCCTTCTGTAAGGTCGTCCGATGCCTTAGCGATTGCTTGATGGATCTTTCTACGTCTCCAATCGTATACGCTCTCAGGATCTTTCATGAAATCATCAGGAGCGAAATTTAAAAGAAACAACTGATGACCGATTTGCTCACGCTTTCCTGGAAACTTCTTATCGAAATAGTATGATTCTTTGACTTGATCATACAATTTTTGTGCTGTTGCTTGGTGGTTCATTTGGGGAATTGTTTGAACTGATTTAATAATAAAGGATAATAGGAGGAAATCTATTTACCTTGTGCCAGTTTATCAAGTGGCACACATAAAAAAATGATGAGTAAATTAATACTCATCATTTAAAATCCGTTGCAAGTCGTCCGACTGTCCGACTCCCCAACCGTGAGAAGGACGGTTGCAACGCTGTTGTTCTCTTTGCTCATCAAGTGCAATCATACGTTTAGCGAATGATTCCATATTAGGGGAACAAAGATACCCTTGACCTTTAATTAACATTTGAGAAAAAAGGGAAGTGTGTGAGGTTTCCTTCCCTTACTTTCTATTATGCCTCAATCTGGGTCAATGTCTCATCTTTGAAACATTTGTTAATAAAGCGACCAACTGACTCAGTTTCTCTTAACTGTGCTGTAAAGTTGTCAAGGTTAGAAGTCTTATATGTGTAAGACCGTGTGCTGTCGTCTTTAGCATTGCGAAATGCGACTGTAACCTCATTGGATAGGTCAGACCAGTTAACCGATGAAACTGCTGTTGACTTAGGAAAATCCATTTAAAGTTGTTTGTTTAACTGAATCTATTATAAGGGTATTTTTATGGGTATTGCGTTCACAATGTGCCAGTTCATAAAGTGGCACAAGATCGGTAGATTTCGGTGTTGGTAGGATTATAATAAGAATAACAAAACAAAGAGGTGAGGGGTATCACCGAAGACAAAAATCTTCGACACTCCCCCTGCCCTTTTATAAAAAAAGGGTATAATAAAAAAACGTCTACCGAAAGGTAGACGTTATTCAGGTTTATCTAAAAAACCTGTTGTAAAGAGATTGGATTCTCTCACGCTTTGTAAGTCTGTTAGAAATGTAAAGAAACCCTTTGTTGCCTCCCTGTGGAACTGCGGTTACTTTACCAGTTTTAACAAGTGCTTCAAGGATCAACGCTCTATGTCCCTGCTTGCCATACTTGATATAATCATAAGATGGATGTGTCTCCCTTATGATCTCTGTGAGAGTCAAACCCTTAGAAGGTGTATGTACCCTTCTTTCAATCGCTTTGTGGATTTGGTTCGCTGTAGGAAAGTTTTTCATTTGGGGAATTAGTTGTTTAACTATTAATATGATGCCATGAATTAATAGACCTGTCAAGCAATTCATTCAAATATATTCATTTCAACATTGTATAAAATGTACATAGACATATTTTTAATTATGCTTTAGACTGAAGGTAGACCCTAAAATAATTGAGGTTGTATAAAAAAAAACGCCTACCTTAGAGGTAGACGTAATTTTTGTCATGTCTCCAACGTGTAGGTGTTGGAGGTGGTGTTGTCTCTTTTGGAGTAGTCATGCTGGAACATTAGCGAAGAACTTTTGCTGTAATGAGTCGTATGCCTCCTGATCCATGTGGTCAGGGATTCCAACGTCATCAAAGAAATTAAACATATCTAACAATGCTTGATCCTCATCACAGGTAAAAGAATAGTTGTAACGATCCATTTTAGCACCTGTTAATCATTTTTTGAGTTTCAGGGTCTATTTGCTCATAGTAACCCGACTCCATATTGTCGGGTTCTTTGTAGTCTCCTGAGTAGTCAAAATCTGGTGTGTAGTCTTCTGGGTTCATTTTGGGGAACTGGTAAAGGTTTATAAAAGGGGCAACTCAGTTTGGCAGTCTGAGATTAAATCCTATCGGATCGCCTTGCCCCTTATGTGTTGTTGAGAGGGTTTACGCTCTGACCATTCAGGCACTCGCCATGTTATCCCTCTCAACATTTTTATTATAAAGGATAATAGATCGTTTTCTATTATCCTTAACATTCTTTTAATATCCTAAAGCGATGCCAGAATAAAAAGGTATTCTATTCTTTGCATCTTCAGTAAGTTGAACGAACCACTTCCAATTATGTTGGTAAACTTTTTGTCCTGAGTTACCAAAGCAGTCAAGTAATGCGTTCAACTTCCTTTTTGTTGTGGTAGTATAGAAACCGTCAAAATTATCTAATTCTACTCCTCTTGTATTAATGCCTTTGGTGTTGTAGTCTCCGCTAATCGTTTGCCTACCGTCAAAGAGTGTTATATGAGTAGGAAACTTTACCGCAATTAAGTTATTATGATAATAAACTTTTGCGTTCTGACCTTCCATAACAACTGATGTTGTACCCTCTGACCAATCATAACCGCCAAAAACAGCGTCAATCATGTTTTGGTCAATTTGCTTATGTTGTGAATACATGGGGAAAATTGCTGATGTCCCATTATTGCCCATTTTTCCAGACATGACCATAAGCAATGTGACAGTTAAAAAAGTGGCACAAGGAGCGTTGTTTTAGGTTTCAGATGGATTATAATAAGTGTAACAAGCAAAGACGGGAGCAGGGTCGCTCTACTGAACAAATCTTCGCCACCGCCCCTGCCATAAAATAATATTAGTAATATTCTGTAACAATTATATTATACCACAAAAATCTCATTTGTCAAGTTGCCTTGTGCCAGTTCATAAAGTGTCACAAGGTCTATTGACTTTAAGTATAAGGGTGTGCTATAATATAAAAAAGAGCGACATGGTGGACAGTTTGTCAACTGTCACTATGCCACTTTATATACTGGCACACATGTGCTTGCATTATACATGCGTGTGTGCTATAATATTATGCGTAATGCTTATATGCGAGTGATTCGTATGTAACATCATTGCGTCCATACTCGTCTTCATCATATAATGAATCTCGATATGATGATGAATGATTCTCGATTAAATCTCGATCAAAATATGTGTCTTCATGTTCCATTGGATCTCGAACAGATTTGCTGATGTTATAATGATTATAGCAGATCTCGAACAGTTTGTCAACACGAAGATCTCGAAGAGATTAGTACGAACGAACTATCATATTTATATTATAGCAGATCTCGAAGAGATTGTCAACCCATAAAACACGAAGATCTCGAAGAGATTTTATGTCTGGGTTTCACGAAAAAATCGCCCCGTGGGTTGACAGATCGCTCGCTCCATGCTACGCTCGCTAAACTTGCAAAAGATCTCACCATTTATCAACCTTTTATGAGTCTTTCCACCCCATTATGTCTACTATTAATAGACGTATTTGCCCCTTCAAGATACACAGAGATACTCAAGGATACTATCCTTATACAAAACAGTTTTATATTTATAAAGGTATTTAAAACCTTTTTTTAATTAAAAAGTGTATCAATTAATACAGAATACACTAAGACCAAGGTAATTTATCTCCCATCCTAATAACCTTTGTATCACTCACATTATACTCACTCTTATCAGGTGCTAAACTATCCTCAAGTCTACTAACTTCCGTACTTCCCAACCCTGCTTTTACCCATCCTATCACAGTATTTTCAGTCAAATCAGCATACGCAATTTCAGGTGTTGTAATAGCAAACTTTATAACATTTGTATATGCTTTACTATTCTTAATATGTGTATAGGTAGTCGTACCAATACCAGCAACAGGTGTCATAGAACTATTGCCTACTCCTATCTTACTTGCATCAAAATATTGCCCCTCAACTTCTTCTGTTTCGTTTACCCTTACAAGATATTTGACTTCATCAACAAATCCATTTGCTGTAAGAACTCCCAAATTTTGTACTGACCAACTTGTACTAATCGTCATTACTTCCTCAACATCCTTGATTACTATTATTTACTCATAGTATGTCTCTACACACTATATTACCCATCACAATATTTTGTATATCAATAAGATTAATGCTATGATATACAGAGTTACTCTCAGTTTATTGAACATCAAGATACCGATTACTCTGAGACTTATACATTTTTACGCCTACATTATCGTTGTTATAATCGGGCGTTGCCTCGCTCGTACCCTCGATAATGTCTCTCCTATTCTTGACGTATTCAAGTTCTCCCCAGTTCTCTCTATTACACAATAATAATATATGAATATTCTTGTGCCTCATTGGTTTTCCAGAGGTGTAAACACAACTACTTTTGGGTCTTACTCCTGTCTCTATAGTAATATACTGACTAAGAGGATTCCACCCATCTTTAACACGTTTTTCATTGTCTACTGGGTCACCTTTAAAATATACCCACCCTTCATGGACTTGTCCCAATTTATTAGTCCATCTAACATAATCATCTACTTGTGGTTCATACATTTCTATCTGGGATTGCTCTTAGATCGTTAGGGTTTACACCATCACTAATTACATTTTCCAGTACAATTTTTGCTTGATCTTTTGTGAGTTTAACTGCCTTTTCATCAACCAAATCCCATCCTGTAGTTCCTAACTGTTCTACTCTGTAAAGTTTTTCTGACATAATCTTAATTAAGTTGTAAATGCGTCTATAATAGCAGATTCATAATCATCCGCTAATGGTAATTTTTGTGCCTTAACCACATTGGGCATTATGTTATTCACATAGGTTTGGTCAAATCCATCTTCAGCAGAACATAAATCAAATGCCTCAGTATCATCTTCAGCAATTAATGTAACTACACCCCCATATTCTGATTGAGGAAATGGAACCCAATAATCAATGATGTAAATATACTTCATTTATCTATGTTGGTTTCTTTCTTGTCATTCTACCATCTTTTCTATCAAATTGCAACTTGTCTAACTGCCTATCAAGTATCATATTAATATCTCTCAAGGATGCCGTAATCAATGCACCATCAGCATTATCTTTTAACAAATCGTCTACATGAGATAGATGTTCTTGTGCAAACATCAACTTAGTTTGTTCATTCATTCTCATACTAAAAATTCACTCAAATAATAATCATAATTGACATTCATTTCTTTTGCCCTACGCTTATAATATGTCTCATTACATTTTCGGGTTGTTTCCCTACGCATATAAGCAAGTTCTTCTACTGACGCATGATCCATAAAGGATTTAAACGTCTTAATAAATTCTTCTATCTCAGCATCACTCATGCCGTTAATCCTAAACTACTACCATCAGCAAAACATTCTTCAGCAGTTAAATCAGGATTAAATCTTTTCATTGATCTAAGTGCTTCAACTGTTAATGTTTCTGCTCTTATAGCAGCATCGTGGTCATTTACATGAAAAAACTCATCTTCCATTATTTCATCTAAATGATCTTGCAACAAATTAAATACTAAATTATACTCAGGTTCAGTAAACGTGACTGATTTTAATACAGAATCGGACATTGGACTTGAAGGTGGTGGTAATACTAATTATAACACTTTTATACAAATGTTTCAACCCCTTAACATTACTGCATTAATTTACCTATACCTATTACAATTAAAAATGATAACATAACAACAACATCCCATCCTTTTGTTCTTATGAAATATGGAATACTTAAAAAGTTACTAACCAAATACATTGCAGCACCCACAGTTGTAGATACATGTAATACAATGAAATAGGATATAACAATCAATACTGATCCGATTACCCTACTTAATGAATCAAGTTTAATCATTAACCAATATACTTCTTAGTTAACTCTTCAGTTAACCAATACTTTTCGTAATCACTATTCTCTTCCAAATATAAGTGACCTCCCATCCAATCTGCTTTTGATAAACATTCTTTTCTACTATCTGCATCTAATAAGTTATATTTTGCATACTTAGTATATGGTGCTTTAGAAGAATATGATAATGATTTGTAAACATCTCCAGTTTTAATATCAACAAAGCAGTTCACATCCGCTAACCTATATTCATTCTCACCTCTACAATATGATGAACCTTTTTTATATTCAGTTATCCTGAAATACTTTCTACCTTTAGTAACAACAAACTTAGTATGAGGTTCCCAAGTACCATTCTCTATCTCATCTAAGTGCTTCTTTGCACCTATACCAAATGATCTTTCCGCACCAAAGGTTGATAAATTTTTATTATAATGTTTTATATTATATTCTTTATGATCTTCCTCTAATCTATCTGCTAATTGATTAACATAACCTTCAAGTTTTGTTGTTTGAATAACTCTCACTTGGCGGTTGATTTCCCATAGTTTTAAGTCGTAAATACCATCCTTTAATGATAAATCACCTGTAATTTGAGTTTTTGTACCTTCATTTAATGTAATCATAATTAATCGTGGAAATTGGGAATAAAGGTTTCAAGCACTTCATAATGAGCATCAACCGCACCTTCAAGTTCTTCAAAAATGCGTTCAATTTCATCAGTAGTGCCTTGTCTATGTGCTACTACCTGAAGGTGATGTAGTATTGTGCTAATTTCACCTTCAGTTAATGCACAGATTAGTTTAGTTTCATTGTCCATTTTTACATGTAAGAAGTAAGTGGATGTAAAGTGTTAGTGGTATAATTAATATCCTTTATTAACCACCCCATTGTATCAGATATTTTTTTAGTTAAATGCTCACCATCAATAGCATACCATAAACCAATAGCATCCTGAGTAAGATCTTCTCTCTCACCTTTAGAGATATGTTCTTCATCAAAATCAAAGTCAATGTAAGTAACCAAATACATTGTCTCTTTAATTGCTTTTGAATACTTTAGTGAAGGGTTGGACATTGGGAACCTTTTGGGTGATGTACCTATTATAATGGAAGTAAGGGGTGTTGCCACCCCCTATGTGCCAGTTTATCAACTGTTTGTTTTGGCATAAGAGATTGAAGGGAACATTTCAAACATAATGTCTCTTACTCTCTCACGATCTAAACTGTCACCATAACCCCAAGTCAATACAGTTGGATACTTTTCTATCTGTTTCCAGTATTCGTGAATTGCATCCTTGATTTTAGTCTTAGTGCATCCATATACAGGATAGATACCATCTACTACGTTGTAGAATGAATAAACATAATCAATAAACTCTTGAAGTGAACTGCACATTGGGGAAACTCCGTTGGTGATGTACCTATTATAATGGTCAAAGGGACTGATAACAGTCCCAATGTGCCAGTTTAATAAGTGGCATACAGTAAACTCATTAACTCAAGATTTTCTGCTTCACTATATGCTCTATCATAAGGTATGAAGTCCTGAAAGTCTTCAGTTCCTTCAGTCCTGTATGATAGTTGACCATCTTCAACATAGTAATCAATTACTAATTGGTCAATGGATGATACAAATTGTTTAATCATTAGACTACATCCAAATTTAGTGAATTGTTGTGCATGTTCTTATTAATTACACATGCTTGATGAATGTTAAAGAGTTTTTCATAATTAACTCCCTCCCAATCTGACCACTCAGAAACATAATCCCAATGCTCAAGATCGGCAGTTCCATCTATATTTGTGGGGCATGATTTGAAATCATCTTCATCATCAACCCAAAAGTGCCGTCCAAAGTGAAGTGACATTAGCATTTGAGTTACCCCCAGTTGTTGATGTACTCATTATAGAAAGAAAGATCAACATTTAACTCTCCAGTATGCCAGTTTCTTAACTGGCACTCTTTAAAGTCAATGTAACTTAGTATGTCAAATGTTATAATCATTTAACTATACCAGTTAGAGTTGTAGTTGATCTCCTCATCTGTAGGAGAATAGTCTACAATGTCATGTAGGATCTCAAGCACTTCATCAAGTTGACTCATGTGAGTACCCATGATGTTTTGATCCATTTCATGCTTTGCCTCTTCAGCAAGGAACTTCTCTTTAAGTTCTGAGAAGATTTTTTCAATGTCAGTATATGTCATTGTTAGGGGAAAATTAAATTGTGAACTTGATCTATCACAGTATCATTGATCTCAATGTCCTGTGACTCTAAGTAATCAATACACATCTCAAAGTCAATAACAGGCATATCTTCATCAGATGTAACAACATAAGTGAGAAATGAATTAAGATCCATCAACTCGTCTTCTGTAAGTCCTGTAGTTGTGTTCATGGTGTGAATTGCTTACATTGTTATTATAGAGAGTCTAAGTCTCTTTTTACATGTTGATGTGACACTTCTGGAACTGGCACAAACTCTGTCATTTTTTTGAGTTTTGTGATAGCATTGTGGGCATCCTGTTCAGATTGTGGGTCAAAATCTAACCACATCTGTTCTAATGACCATACTACAAGATCATACTCATTTTCAGTTAATTTCATCATGGAATTAGATTACCCTCCTCATCATACCACTCATCAGTCACATTTTCAAGTTCTACTGGAGACTTCATTGTTGCTACCATACGATCAACACAGTCTTTGTAATCATTACCATCAATGATACATTGCTCTACTGCTACTGCATCCTCATCTACTATCTCAAAGTCAATAGCAAACTCAGTCACATTGTCCTGATACTCTGTGATCTTAATCGGACATTGATTTAACCACTCTTGAAACTCTTCATACTTGCTCATGCTGTTACCTCTTGCTCTTGGATTTTTTCAAATGATGTTTGGACTCTAAGATGACAGTCATCAATCATATCAATGTCTCTCAAGTGGTCATAGAGTTTAACCATGTGATAGACTTCATCGTTGGTTAGGTGAATTAATGGCATTAGAATCCTCCACTCATTCTAATCATTTGCTGATAGATCTTATGTGCTTCATAATCTTCAATCTTCTCCTCTATTTCATTACCATCTTTATCATAATAACTGGTCAAATCACCTTCAAGTGCATCAACTGTATCTGCTAAAATGTCAAATAGCACTTCAAATTGTTGATTAGTTAGTGTTAACTGTCTCATGGTTTTTTGGGGGCAAGAAGAAAATAATACTTAACTGTTGGAGTGGCATCCTTTAATGCCTGATAGATTTTAGGATCAAGTGGTTTCATTTTTAATTGTTGTCTATTAGTTCTTGATAGGTTTGACATTTTTCCACATGAGTTACGTCCTTTACATTCTCAAGTAACTCATCATATAAATCCTCATCATAATTATCAATCTGTTCTCTCAATTCATCCTCATCACACTTCTCATAATATTCTATGAGATCATCATAAACATATTGGACAAGTGTTTTCATGTCCATCCCATCAACTACCAATTCAGCGAATTGTTCAGCGATTTCGTTATGTTGAGTTGAATTAATTTTTGCCATCAGTTTAACCCCCAATTAATAGTAAGATAATCTGGAGAATGTAGTCTCTCTATATCTTCTGGACTACAATTTTCTGGTAAGAATACAAATTCTTCACAGAAATACTCTGCACTAATGCCACCCAGTTCATCACAAGCATGAAGAATCTCATCACAATCATCAGCGTTCATACCCATTTCATCAACTAAGAAGTCAATGTCAGTAAAGATTTGATTAGAAGGTGTTCTCATGTTGCAAGATCCCATAGGTTTTCAAATGATTCAATCCATCTTACCTGAGAATCGGTGAGTTCAGATTTGTCCTGTTCATCAGCAGAAACATAGGGTAATCCCTGTTTCGTGACGTAATCTTCATAGACCTGAACTAAGAGGTCTACAGAGTCGAAAACTTTCATAGTTGGGAACCTGTTTGGGATGTACTTATTATAACAATGAAAAGACCCCAATGAAGGGGTCATGTGACAGTTATCAAACTGTCTCTTCCTTCTTGCTTTTAAAGAATGATAGTATATCATCAATAGCACCTGTATTTCTATATCTCACATCAGGGGTGCTTATTAATTGTATTCTACTTGCTATCTCAATAATCAACTCAGCAGATACTCCACCATCAATAGAACAAGTACCATCAGGGTTCTTTGTTCCTATCTTATCGCATACAGCGTCACCTATGACCTCAAGATAAAACTCATTGAGTCTCTCATCTTCCATGATGTAATCAATTACATCTTCTACCAATGTATCAGCAAGTTTACCGATAGTTTTTTCAGAGAATTGTGACATGGGAAATTAATTGGATAGTGTTATGTTAGCATAACGTGCAGATTCTTCAACCTTTACTTCGATCTCCTCATATATGTGACTGAAGTCCCATCCTCGCTTAATATCCTTAGCAATGACCTCTATTTGTTCATCACATATACCTAACTGAAGGTCTGCTATTGCTTCAGTAAGATTGATTGTTAGTGTGACTGGTTCCTTTTCCATTAGACCCTCCCAAACTGTGTTTGATTAAAATTTGCGTGAGAGAACACCTCTCTATCAACTAATTTATAAGTTCCAATACTGTTCCACATCACATAACCCTCACCATCCACTTCTTGTATGGTATCACCATCATAGAGGAATGTACCAAAATCAGCATCATGAGAGAACTGATTAAGGAAGTCGTGCTTGATAGATTGTACTAACTTCCAGTAACTAATAAGTCCATCATCATCACCAGTATTAATACCTTCTCTGATACATTTGTTCAACTTCTTCTTAAGTTCTCTTGCATCCTTAATACTAACAAACTTAACAAGTTGTGCTATTTGTTTAGCAAACTTGCATCTCTCAATAATGGTGGTAGTTACACCAAATTCTACATTAGGAGTAACAAACAAAACATCATCAGTAGATTGTATAGTATAATCTAATCCACTTGCTATTGCCTCCTTAAGCAACCCTGCCTCTGCAAAATATACTGTATGAGGTGCAATTATGATATTCTGAGTTACTACTTCCTCAAAGAAATATGAAATAGTATTAGGTTTATAGCATATATTACCACCAAATCCCATGAAATCACCCTGATAAATCTTATCTGTATGAGGTAAATTATCAAGACAAGAATGTAAAATACGTGCTACATTTCCATCATGGTTTATATCAATATCTCCATGAGAATGATTGATCTTAATTTTAACTTTATTAAAGACAGATTTAGTGCCTACGAAGAACATTCCATTAGCAGGATTGCGACCCCAAACTATTGCTGGTGCTCCATCAATCTTTGCTGATATTTTACCATTACTGGTGAACCAATCTAATACGGTTAAATCACCATTAAGGACAGAATCTTCAGGGTGTTCGATGTGAATGTTTTTCATAATCTCCTTATTCACTATTGGGACACTTTACACGACCCCCCTATTTTAACATAAAAAAAATCCCCTTTCGGGGATTGTTAACAATTAAAACTGATTTTTAAGGAGTAGTTTAGCAAAACCCTCAAGATATAAGAAGGGGAGAATAGCAAGACTGAATCCATCTAATTCTCTTAACTTCTCAATCAAAGATTTTGTTGATACTTTTGTCTCCTTAATTTCGGGAGTTGTTGTTACTTCAGTCACAGCAGATTTGGCAGTTCGGGTTACTTTATTTACCCTTCTTGCTGGTTTCGCTGTTACTTTCTTAACTGAAACAACCGTTTCTTTAACAGTTTTAGGTGATGCAGATTTAGCAGTTTTAGTTGCTGAAGAACGTCTGCGAGTTGCCATAAATGTCAAAAAGTATAGAAAAAGTGTAAGGACTTATGTTTGCTTAAGTTCGACTTAAATGCGACTGAACGCAACCTTGAAAGTCTTATGGATGCCTTACACTATAATGACACTTTAGGCGACCCCCCCCATGTTATAAGAATGGTTCTAAAGTTCCCTTCCTATTGTTTACTCTCTCTTGTATCAATTTACCATAATCCTCATGCAATTCGCACCCTATGTAATCCCTACCTAATGATTTTGCTACTAATGCAGTTGTTCCACTCCCCATAAATGGGTCTAAAATAATATCATTAACTTGTGACCCCGCTAATATACAAGGTTCTATTAAATCTTTAGGGAATACTGCAAAATGTGCCCCCTTATATGGTTTATTAGTTATCGACCAGACAGACCTTTTATTCTTTGTTCGATATGATTTAGTAAGACCTGAATGTGGTTGTAATCCTGTTCCTTTATTGTGGTATTTGCCATTGGTTCTATCTCTGGTTCCCCAATCTTTTGCTGGTTCTTTGATACTTTCATTGTCATAATAATACTTCTTATTCTTACTTAATAGGAACAAATATTCGTGGGATTTAGTACATCTATCCTTCACACTTTCGGGCATTGGATTAGGTTTATGCCATATAATATCTTGTCTTAAATACCAACCGTCTGCTCTTAATGCAAATGCTAACATCCAGGGAATACCAATTAAATCTTTCTCTTTTAACCCTGCTAATTTATTACCTCGTCTTGCACATTTGTCTGGTAAATCTTGTTTAGTAGCAGACACAGTTTGTTTAACTAATGCTTGACCTTTTCCAGGTCTATAGTTATAATAACTGTCCCCAATGTTTAACCACAATGTACCATCATCAGCAAGACAATCTTTCACCTTAGCTAATACTTTAACCATCTCTTGAATATATTCTTCTGGTGTTTGTTCTAGTCCTATTTGACTATTTTCCCCACCATAATCACGCAAACCGTAATAAGGTGGGGATGTAACACACATTCGTGGTTTATCACAAATACCAATGGTAATTTGTGATTTTAAAGTATCAAGAGTTTGGCGACAATCACCATATAAAATAGTATCTTTCATCAATTAAGATTCACTCTCTTAATATCAACATCACCATATTGTTCTTCAACAATTCTTCTCGCAGCATCATAATTTGTTGCTGGAACTTCAACATCAATCAAACCCATATCGTTACGATAAAATGTAACTGTGGCAGTACGATAAGCAGACATAATTAATAATTAGTGGTTAGAATTTGGGACCAGATCCTTCAACACTTGAAGGGA